GATGACATAATCGACATCCTCCGTTGACAACAGTTTATTTAGATATCCATTCATTTTGTTCTCAATCCAACGGATCGAGAGCTGACCAGACATTGTGATTGCTTCAGCAATCTCAAGACGATAGTATCGGAAGTGCTCATTACCAATGGCACCATAAGCAGAGTTCAGTTGGATCTTACGTGCCATCTGAATGTTATTACAGCGAGAGATCTCTTTCTTCAGATCAGTGCTAGGATTTTTCTCATACTCTTGCTTTGCCTTGAGCATACGCTTCTTGTAGATAGTACGTTCCTGATAGATCTTGTCCATCAGTTCAGGCAAGAACCCACGTTTCGTGGTGTCATAGTATGTTCCATTGGCACAGAGGGTCTTACCCTCCATGTAGGAGATGTCAATCTCACTGTTCAGCAGTCTGTCTACCGTCGCCGTTGGGTGACGATGGTCAAGTAACGTCTCTGGCGAGAGGTTGTACTGCATAATGAGGTGAGGGTACAGGGAGTTGAGGTCAAAAGAGACCACCCAGTCATAAATTCCTGGGATAGGTTCTTTAACATAGGCTCCAGCATACTTGTTGTCCTTTCTACTTTCATGCTTAGGAGGGATAACGAGATTACGTTTAGAGAGATAGACATAGATGATATTGTCCCACATACGTACCTGTGAGTACACATCCTCAAAGTTCACCTTAGCATCATATGCCATGGTGATAGCGAGTTCGATCAACTTCATCTTGTCATCTAGCTGGTCAACCAGACGAACGTCAACGATGTTGTAATCAACAAACTTCTTCCAGTCCTTAGTATAGAACTCTTTGAAAGTGTCGAACTCACTGTGATCTAGTTTCTTAGCACCAAGTTCTACCGAACAGATATGATCCAGACGGTAAGACTCTTGGTTAGTGTAAGTAAACTTCTTATACAGTTCAAGATAATCGAGGCAAGAGATGCCACTGATGTCATAGGCAATCTGCTTACGACCTTTGATATAGATCTCACGATAAAGAATGCTCTTCCAAGGAGAGATCATCTTGGATTCTTTCTCACCAATGATCCTCTCGATACGCTTAATAATGTACGGCATATCGAACAGTTGGACATTCCAACCCGTGATCACATCGGGGAAATTAGAAATCCAATAGTGAAGGAAAGCTTTCAGCAGACCAACCTCAGTCTTGAACTCAAGGTAATCAACATCGGCATCAGTGCTCTTGTATGGGCGAGAACCAAATACCGTAATCCTACCAGTGTAAGAATCTTTAATACTGATCAGAAGAATCTCCTGGTCAGCAGTCTCGATGTCAGGGAATCCATTCTCAGCACCAGTCTCGATGTCAATTGTAAAGATACGAATCTGGTTCATATCAAACTTCATCTCATCCCAAGGATACTCCTCAAGGATGTACTGGTTATTATATCGTGTCTGACCATATACAGGAAAGTCCGCCATCTCCTTATGAGTCTCGACAAACTCTTTTGCATCTTTGATCGTGCCCTGCTTCACAGGACGTACACGTTTGCCATCGAGTGTCTTCCACTCAGAATGTTTGTTGGTGGGCAAGAACAGTGTCGGGTTGAACTTTACCCGATCACTGAACTGCCGACCATGATCATAACCACGAACCAGGATAGTGTTCCCTGACTGTTGAACACTGGTGTAAAACTTCATTCCGTCTCTTTGTCTTTCAGGTCATAATAAAGTGCCATGTACATGTCACTAGGTTCACAGATCAAAGTAATGTCTGAGGACCTAACGACAAGTTCATGATCATTGCTGAACTCAGGGAAGGGCACTGCCCCGTCCTGAGATACCTCACAGGGGTATTTTAGCACACAGTCGGGGTCACCGAACTCTACGCCAGGAATCTCTTCAACCTCTGCTACGAGCCAGTGCCCGTCAAATTTGAGGAGTTTGATCACACTACTTCAGGGGTTACAGCAGGTTCTTCATCAACCTGTTCAAAAGGTTCGGCAATGGGATGCTTATCAGTATCAGCACCAACACCAGCAGTAGATTTTTCGGTAGTATTCAAGACTTCTTGAATTGCTTCCTGCTGTAGTTGAGAATTACGGTTTTCAATTTGTTTAACTACTTCTACCTTTGCCATATATGCTTGAGTCAAACCAGGATCTGGGGCACCAATTGTCAAAATACCGTCATAAGGAATACGGAAAGAAGTATCAGTAGCATAAGGACACCACTTACTAAACTTTACCTGAAGATCTTTATCAGGATCTTCCATATTGGGAGATGAGATAAGAGATAATTCATATGGATAGTTCATCAACAGACAAATACCCTTACGGTCTTCTCCCTCTCCCTCATAAACTTCTTGAAGAATAGTAATTAGTTTTTCTCCCGTCTTAAGAACGACAACAGACGGATTTAATGTAGGGGTTTCACTCATTTTTTAATTGCTCCTTTAGATTTTTTGTACTGTTCAAACTCTTCTGGTGTCAGGATAGGATACACTGGTTGATTTAAATCAATATACGTATCCAATACATTGGGTAACGGTTCTCCTATACTGATGATTTTTTCAAATCCAATTCTAAACTCTCTTGTGCCACTGAAAGGACTCCAAGGAAAATAATTGATTTGTGTTTCACCCTCAGTTTCACTGGGGATTAGTGTCAATGTCATCGGCATTTGAAGTAAGAAACAGAATGGTTCCCCATCTTTGTCTCTCAACTCCGTCAGCTTGGAGATGACTTGTTCCCCAGAAACCAAGTGTACAACGTTGATTGATGTCATAACAAGATCTGGTTTCCCATATTATACCAAAAAAACACAGGACCCACAAGGGGTCCTGTGTCAATATTTATTCTGTCAGTAGTTGTTTGTCTGTCGTTGCTGACCCACCAATTTTATATACCGTTCTCTTCTGGTGTTCTGGAATAATTTTCTCCAGCGAAACACACAATAAACCGTCCGCAAAAACTACATCAATAACTCTAACATCATCCCCTAGTTGCCAAGTCCTAGTGAACGATCTCTTCGACACTCCTTTGTGTACATACTCGATCTTAGGATCTTGTTTTGCATGTGTCGTGGCAATTCTGAGAATGTTTGATTCAGTAGATACTTCAATCTCCTCTGGTTTAAATCCTGCCAGAGCAATTTGAATTTCGTAGTTACTGGTGTCATGTTTGATTAGGTTATACGGAGGATAGTTCTTATCATGTTGTGTCATAGATTCCAATCTATGGAACATATCATCCAAACCAACAAAGTGAGGGGAATAAAGATCCCACTGGTAAGCGTTTGTCATTATAGTTCTCCTTAAGTAAGCGAGAGTTAGTTGTATGGACCCGTTCGGCATCCACTACTAATTATAATGGCACATAAAAAAAGTGGGGTGTTGTATACCCCACTGATATGTTCGGTTTATACTTCGGTCTTCTTACGACCGATATTATATTTACTTTCAAGCGTCCATTCGTCCTTCTCTTTGAAGGCAAGGACTTTGATTTGATTAAGTGGAGCAACGTCAGAAATTTTATCGCTGTCCACTAATGAAACAAGACCCCAATCAGAAAGAAGTTGGATGATCCTGTTCCGTCTTTGAACATCATTCAAAGAAAGATTTGTTGCTTTACCATCAAGAGCAAACAACTCTTTAAAATGAACGATGTAATACTTTCCCTGTTTATGAAGGATGTGACAAGATTGATATAGCTTCCTTTCTTTTCTAGATGCTACACCAATACGAGTCAAGGTTTCTCTCACCTTGAGGAAATCGTCAGGTTGTCCCAGGGTAACCTCCACCATGTCAGCGGGTTGCCAAGTTACTTCAATATCTGTAGTCATTTCATGCCACCTTTATTCAATGTCTTTCTTATATAATCAAGTTCCTCTTTAGTGAGAATGTTCAAAGCTTCTAATGCTTTATTATGACTGTAACCATAATATTGCTTTACAAGTTCTAACTCTTCAAGAGTTTGCTTGCGTAACCAGGGAGTGAAACGTTTCCTAGGTTTCAAACTATTTATAAAAAAGTCATATTGTAATCTTTTATCGAGATGATGATTTTTATTCATCTCGTTAGCAAAAAGAATACTATCGGTAAAAGATGATAGGCATTTGTTTACAATAAAAGGCGGATACTTTCGCTCCGCCTCAGGATCATCTTTAAGAATGTTCTTCTTAGATTGATTGATGCTGTACAGGTAATCTTTGAGTTCCGCCATTCCAGTGTCTAATCACTCCACTAATAATAAAAAGGTTGGTAACCAAGTAAGAAATAAAAATAAGGGTGCGTATGCCAGCAATAATATCTGCTTCTCTATCCGTTCGTCCATGCTTCTCCCCCAATGCCTTCGCCCAGATTCTCCACATTATTTGAATACAGCAGTAACACCCAGAACTTTAGCATTAGGATTCCTAGCAAGGGCAACTTCACGTGCCTCTTGATAATTACGAGCGATCACTTCTTCTTTGAAGACAGTGCCAGCAACATAGAGTTTGACTTCACACTTCATGATGGTTCGCCTACGATGGTGGTTAGGTAGTTGTGGAGAACGAGTTCCTTTCGTTCCGCTTGATCTAGTGTATAGGATCCCACGCTCCTCATGGTGTAGGTGTGTGCAAATTCAGCAACTGACCACCCCCTGAACCGATCTCGGATCAGTTGGGAGTTGTTATAGGAAACCAGTTGAGGAGCGACAAAACGATCACAATTAAGAGCAAACTTATCGTGATCAAATCCTTTGTGCATTGATCCTTTACGCCCATAGAGGTTATCCTTAATGTCATAAGGAGGATCAAGATAAGTAAATACTGCTTTATCATCTGTCAGCAACTCTTCATATGAGAGGTTGGTGATCTTCCAATTGGCAATTAGTTTTTGATACTCGGGCAATCGATCGATCCCTGCCATTGAGAAGTTGCTGTCACTTGCTTGTCTTGAAAATGAACTGGATTCAGAAAGACCTGAGAAAGAGCACTTGTTAACAATAAAGAAGGAAACAGCACGATGGAAATTTTCACTGTCCGCCAAAGATCTCCCAAGATATGCTTTGGCGTCAAGGAATAGAGTTCGAGCTGATCCTTGATCGGCATGTCGTTGCTTGAGTTGGACGAGTTCATTCCTGAGTTTTTGTCCATTGTCCTGTAGTTCTCGCCAGAAGTTATAGAGTGGTTCGTAAAGATCGTTGACCCAAATATCTAGTTTGGGATAACGCT